TGGAACGTTTATTGAAACAAGTTCTTCCTATCCACTATGCGGTGTTACACGTTTATCCTGATCTCAAAGGTTCAATTATGAACGGAGAGATGGATTACGTTAGAAGCGAAGACAAATCACAAGTCAAAGTCACGGCTCGTGGGAATACTGTTCCTTATATCCATTCCTCTATGGATTGGTTAAATAGGAACAGTTATTCTGACAGCAATGGCACACTAGCTTGGGAACTTGAGCGTTCTTTCGAGGACGTCAAAGTTTACAGATTTGTTGCTTCGTCTAGCACTACACTTGTGGAGAAGGAATTCACTAGCGGAGATTTTAATCCTGAGTATGATGAGATTATCAATCGATCATTTCGTCCTCAGCACGCGATAAACAAGAAAAATAGATCTTCGTTTTTGGATAAAGTTGTTAGAGAATCCAAGAAATATTCCAACGTTCATATCCCCACTTTGGTATCAAAGGCCGATAAATTTTATTTGGAGCAGAGTAGCATTTTGTCACGCCCAGGCGTTTCATTGTCTTATGCTCAAGCAGTTCGGGATAGAGCACTGGATCTTGATGATTCTTTTATGGAGTACATTGGTATGTTTGTTTTGGCCACATTGGTTGCTTTAGTGCCTTACTTCTTCCAAGATTTGTTTGATAGAAATTTGATGCAAATCTGGTCGATGTTCGGCGTTTTGGTTATAACTTTGTCTTTTCTGGCTTCTGGTTTGCATTTGCATTCTGATTCAAAGGGTGTTATGGCGAATTACTTTATTTATATAATGTATTTCGCCACTATACATGCTAGTTTCAATTCTAAACTTATTATGTTGAGTGTCATATACTTGCCTAAGATTTTCTTTTCATGGGTCAAGTATATTTCACTGGCTTTATGCGTTTACAAGTATGCGAATAAGCTTCAGTTGTTGAGCCTTTTCGATTTGTTTTCTTCTAATAGTAAGTCTGTGCGTTTGCACGACTACTGTTGTGAAGGATTCAAAGTTCGTAATCTTTCCAAGAGAAAAGTTGTAAAATACAATAATCCTACACATAAAGATTGTGTGCCAGGCGTTAGGGCATTCCCTTACGTTTATCACCCTTCTTTTGTTCCAATGATGCCAAGACGTTGTGACCACAATTATGACGCTTGTATAAGACACAAAGTCCTTAGCGAAACTCCAGAGGATAAAGTTTTTGATCTTGACATATCTTTACCTTTTAAAGATATGGCTCACAAGATTCGACACGAACTTGTTCCTTTGGATTTCGCTACTTGGGTGGGTAGATTTCCCACGAAGAAGAGAGAAAGGTTGATTGAAGAATATAACCAATTGGATGTCGAAAGACCTGACAATATGTTTATTAATCAATCTAGTTTGTTTCTTAAGAGTGAGTTTTACCCAGAAATTAAACCCCCTAGACCTATACATTCATCCAATGTTCTGTTGAATTTTCTAACAGGACGTTGGTTGGTGCCACTTAGTGAGTTGTTTTCTAAATTTTTACCGGAGAATTTGATGTTCCCATTGCATGGGGACTCATTGGATATTGGTAAGTTTGCTTTAGAATACATTGAACTCCCTATGGTGATGTGTGATTTTAGTCAATTTGATTCCACACAGCATGATGAAGCTATTAGCTTCATTTGTGATGTTTTTGAATTGTTCGGGGTCCCAATTGATGTGGTGTCTTTGATGCGTCTTGATAATGAGATCATAACAGTAACTTCAAGGAAAGGGTTTAAATACAAATGTCGTGGACTCCGTCTGAGTGGACGGAGTGAGACATTATTGGGGAATTCAATATTGACTTTGTCTATCTTCATGTCTTGTGCTAAAGGGCTTTTTGAAGCCATTTTGTGCAAGGGTGACGACATTGTCATGTTTTTGAAACCCTTTGTTTCTGATTCAGATATGGAAGGTATTAACAG